GAGGCAAAGATATATATTACACCTAATTTGATTGGTAATAATCAACCTAGTTTTGAAGATGAAGTTACATTAACTTATGCTGGATCTACAAGAGTAGGACAGATAGTTAATATAGATACAAGGCAAGGTGGACAGACTTATCTGTTTACATTATTGGTGAGGTTTTGATGGCTAGAAGTAAAGGTATTGAAAATATAGAAAAGGATCTTACTGGTAACTTAGAACGTGATTTAAATACTTTTGTTCGTGCTGTATTAACTGATTTATCTACAAAAGAATATAGTCCTGTTGATACTGGATTTTTTGTTTCTAGTTGGACAGCTAGTACTCAAAGACCTAGACCTGATGAAGCAAGAGAATCAGTTGCTCCTTGGAGTAATATAAAACCTCGAAGGAGAGGAGATCAAAGTAATCCTCAAGCAGTAATTGAACCTAGATTTATTGATTCGATACCTAACTTTAAACCTTTTTCTAAGGTATTTATTGGTAATAGATCACAATATGCAGCTAGAGCTTTAGCTTCTCCTAATAGTCAAATACCTCAATATGTTCAAGGAAAATTAAAACCACTTATAGATAGAATATTTACTGAAAAACCAAAACTAGGTATTGCTGCTTTTGGTACTGGTGTTAGAGGTAAATCTGATAATGTTAGATTCAAAGGAAAAGGTATTGGTGGATTTAGTGATCCTAGTTCTGTATTTGTTGATTACGAAAATCTATGACTTTAGTTAACACAAGAGCAGCTTTTGAAAAAGCAGTTACCGATGCAGTTGCAGATGTTGATCCAACTGTAGAAATGATTTATGACAATATGGTTTATAAAACTCCTGGTAAGACTAAAAAATATATTGTTATGTCAATAGATTTTGCACAAGCTACAACACAGACTCAAGGTGCATCACAGGATTTTTACTCTGGGGTAATTCAATGTAATATTTATGTTCCTAGAGGAAAAGGTAGTGCTACGTTATCTGAATTAGGTGAAGCTGTTATTGATGGACTTACTTCTGTAAATGCTTCTACTTATACAGATACTTTTAGTTGTGATCCAAGAGTGCTTGATGTTGTCGGCCCTGCTCCTATTGAATTAGATGACTCTTCACATTTTTTAGGATTAATATCTTGCCAATTTACTGCCAATGCCTAGTATAGTGTTAATAGCTATACATTAACATGACTAGAGCAGTTGATCTTTTAAAAAACAAGTTTGGAGTTTCTCAACTTTACAAACATGATGTAATTAAAAATGATGAGGTAATTCTTTCTGTTTATTGGAATCCATTAACTATTGCAGAAAGAGAATCAATACAGAAAAAATCATCTGACGATTCTAATGACTTTGCTTTACAATTAATGATTGAAAAAGCTTTAGATAAAAATGGTTCAAAACTTTTCCAAGATGGAGATAAAGCATCATTAAGAAGAGAAGTTGAAGCAAGTGTTTTACAAGAAATACAATTAGCTATGATTAATGCTGGTGCTGATAAGGAGGTTGAAGAGGCTAAAGCCGATTTGAAAAGCTAATAAAGATTGGCAATTTATTTATGGATTAGCTAAACAGTTGCATAAAACTGTAGCTGAATTATGTGAAACTTTGACTATTGAGGAAATGATGGGTTGGGCTGCTTATAATCAAATTGAAAATGAAGAATATGAAAAACAAAAAGAACAAGCACAAAAAGCTAGTGCTTTACGAGGCAAAAGAAGGTAATATAGGGAAAATGTTTTAATTTTTATAGCAAGTGGCTAATTATAATGTCGATATTGGTGTAAAAGTTAGAGGAGAAGAGCTTAAAAGGTTTGCAGATCAACTTAAGCAAACTTCAAAACAAGTAGATGGTGTTAATAAATTTCTTGATACTTTTAGAAAACAAAATATAAGAGTAAATGAAAGTATTTCAAATCTCAACGCACAATTATCTAAAGCTAGAACTACTTTTCGTGAGGCAACTGCTGGAACAAAACAGCAAGTACAGGCAGCAAAAGATTTATTACAAGCAAATCAAAACTTAAATAAAGGATTAACTCAACAACAAAAGTTACTAGATAACTTATCAGGAGCAACAGCAAAAAAAGCAGCAGCAGATCAACAACAATTACAAGCTGGTCTTTTAAGATTAGAAACTCAAGGAACTCGTGGTCTAGAAGAAGATTTTAAAACAAGGCAAAGGTTTCAAACAGAATTTGCAAATGAGTTAGATAAGGTTAATAAAAGTAGGCAAGAAGAAAATGATTTAGTTCAACAAAGTGTTGAAAAAACAAAACAAACTGTTGCACAGGAAATAAAAAAGAAATTTAGTATTATGGCTTCTCAAAAAGCAAGGAAAGCTAATTTTCAACAATCTGTTAGAGAATTTGAACTTGAAAATAGAATTAATAAAGTTTTACAAAATAGACAAAGATTACAACGAAGGAGACAAAATTTAGGTCGTGCTAGTTCAAACGCATTAATAGGTGGTGCTTTTCCATTATTATTTGGACAAGGAGCAGGTGCATCTGTAGGTGGTGCTTTAGGAGGTTTTGGAGGTGGATTATTAGGTGGACAGTTTGGTTTTGCTCTCTCACTTGTTGGTACAAGTTTAGGTGCTGCTGTAGATAGATTTGTTGAAGGTGCAAGAAAAGTAGGGGAAGCAATGAATGAAAATGGAAAAGAATTTGATAGAGTTCAAAATATTATTGGAAAAGAAGGTGCTAATAAGTTAAGTGCATTTGCTTCAAGTACAAAAACTTTATCTAAAACATTTGGAGATTTTATACTTGGAGCACAATCTGGTGTTGCAGGATTAATAGGTGTAACTGGAATTTTAAATAATTTAATTTCTAGTATGCAAAGACGTATAGCTGAAAGACAAGTAAAAAGATCAAATGAGTTTAAAACACGAACTAAAGGTTTAAGGAGTCAAGGTGGACAAGGTATAAAAAAAAGAAACATATTAAGTGAGATGACGGATGTGCAATTTGATCTTAATGTACAAAATTTTGCAAATGTTCAAGCAGATACAAGTTTTGAATTAATACAAGCTGAAATTCAAGGTTTAGAAAGAGAGGCGATTTTAAATGATGATATTACAGAAAAAATGAGGCAATCATTAGAAGTTCGTTTTCAACATCAAGATATTATGGAAAAATTAGTAAAAGCAGGAGCAGTAATATCAGATCAAGAAAGTGATATGATTCTTGATTTATTAGAACAAAAACAATTAAGACAAGACAATTTAGATTTACAAAAATTTCTTAAAGAAAATGCTAAAGAGATGAGAAGCCTTGAAGATGAAGACCAGAAAAATTATGACGATGCAATAAAAAAATTAGATAGACTTAAAGAAAGCAGTAATTCTGTAACAAAAAATCTAGAAGATCAAAATACAATAAATCAAATAAAATTAACAGGATCTGAATATGATATAGCTTTAACAGAGGCAAAAATTGGATTAACAAAAGAAGAATTAGCTTTATTTGATGAAGAAGCCTTTAAAATAGCTTTCAATAACAAATTAAGAATTGATGGTCTAACGAAACAAAAACAGATAACTCAAGATATTAAGAATTTACTTGCAACAGAAATGAGTACCGCAATTAAAGGTTTGATAACAGGAGCAAATAGTTTAAATGATGCCTTTAGAAATGTTTTAAATAAAATGGCAGATGCTTTTTTAAATATCGGTTTATTTGGAAATGTCGCTGGTAATTTAACGAAAGGTGGAGGATTATTAGGAAACATATTTGGTGGATTACTTGCTAATGGTGGTCCAGCAAAAGCAGGTAAGTCCTATATAGTAGGAGAACGTGGTCCTGAGATGTTTACTCCAGGAGTTACAGGTAGAGTTACTCCAAATCATGAAATGGGTGGAGGATCTACAAATGTCGTGGTAAATGTAGATGCTTCTGGATCTAATGTAGAAGGAGATGAACAGCAAGGTAGAGAACTTGGTCTTGTTATATCTGCTGCGATACAATCTGAATTAGTACAGCAGAAAAGACCTGGAGGTTTACTTGCATAATGGCTACTTTTCCTTCAATTACTCCAACATACGGACAACAAAAAAAATCAGCACCTAATACTAGAACAGTTCGTTTTGCTGATGGTTATGAACATAGAATATTATTTGGTTTAGCCCAACATCAAAATCCTAAAATTTATAATTTTACTTTTGAAGTATCAGAAACAGATGCAGATACTATAGAAACATTTTTAGATGCAAGAGCAAACGATAGTGATAGCTTTACTTTTACTCCACCTGGAGAAAGTTCATCCTCTGAATTTGTTTGCGAAGGATGGAACAAATCTATACCATATAACAATAGAGCTACTATCCAAGCTACTTTTAGACAAGTATTTGAGCCAGCATCATAATGTCAGTAAACTCATCAGTATTCAGCAATCTACAAGACATAAACCCGTCAGCGATCATTGAACTATTTACCCTTCAACTATCCACAGCATTACATGGTGCGAATACTGTTTATAGATTTCACGCTGGAAGTAATCTTAATGCAAATGGAAAGATAGTTTGGGCAACTAATGAGTACTTAAGATTTCCGATACAGGCATCAGGTTTTGCTTTTCAAAAAGGGCAGCTACCCAGACCAAAGATAACTATTAGTAATGCTACAGGATTAATTTCATCAATACTTTTATCGGTAAACGAAACTACAACTGGTAATGATTTAACAGGAGCTACAGTAACAAGAATAAGAACATTAGCTAAATTTATTGACGCTGTTAATTTTGCTGATGGAACAAATGCAACTGCTGATCCAACTGCTGAGTTTCCACAAGAAGTATATTCAATAGATCGAAAATCAACAGAAACTAGAGAAGTTGTTGAATTTGAACTTGCTGCTCCTACAGATTTAGCAGGAGTTAGAATACCCAAACGTCAGTGCACTCGATCCATATTTCCTGCTATTGGTACGTTTGTAGGATGACTTGGAAATATAAAGCACTACTTCATGCACAACGAGAAGATCCGAGAGAATGTTGTGGTCTATTGTTAAATGTAAAAGGTAAAGAAAGATATTATCCTTGCCGTAATCTCTCAATTACAGATCATCAATGTTTCATCATCGACCCAGAAGATTATGTAAAAGCAGATAATACAGGTGAAATTGTAGGTATAGTTCATAGTCATCCAATAACACCTCCTAATCCTAGTCAAGCAGACAGAATTGGTTGTGAAAATAGTAATTTACCTTGGCATATTGTTAATCCAAAAACTCAGCAATGGGCATATTTAGAACCATGTGGATATAAACCTCCATTATTGGGTCGCCAATGGGTATGGGGTATAACTGATTGTTGGAGTTTGGTAAGAGATTGGTATAAAGAAGAAAAAAATATTGAACTTAGGGACTGGGAAAGACCAACTACATTAGAAGAATTTAATGATAAACCTATGTTTGAAGCCTGTGCTTGGCGAACAGGCTTTAGAGAACTTAGACCTAATGAAAAACTAGAAGATGGAGATTTATTATTTATGAGCATTTTGCATCCAACTTTAAATCATGTAGCATTATTTTTTGAAGGAGATGTTATTCACCATTTAACCGATAGACTGTCTTGTAGAGAGCCGTACTCTGAATGGTTGTTAAAATGTACAGGAAAGAGGTATCGCTATGCTTCGTAAATTAAAATTATACGGACAATTAGCAGAGTTTATTGGACATAAGGAGTTCGAGATAAAAGTTAGTAGTGTTTCACAGGCAGTAAGTTTTTTAATACATAATTTTCCAGAAGTAGAGCGTTTTATGAGTCCAAAATATTATCAGGTAAAAGTTGGTAATTATGAGATTGATGAGAATGAAATATCATATCCTGTTGGACAAGAAGATATACATTTTATTCCAGCTATAAGTGGTGCTGGTAGAGGATTTGGAAAGATATTATTAGGTGCTGCTTTAATTGCAGGTGCATTTTTTATGCCAGTTGCAACAGGAGGTGAATCATTACTGGCTGGTATAAAAGCAGGATCTTTAGCAAACGTTGGTCTTTTGACAAAAAGCATGGTTTACGTTGGAGCGTCTTTAGTATTGTCTGGTGTTTCTGATTTATTATTCCCTTTACCAGAACCACAAAAATTTAAT